GGTGCTTGTTGTTCCTGACCAACAGGAGCATCGCGGTCAAGAGTACCTTGCAAATGACTTAGGACTGGGTGGAACCTGGATTCAGACCAGTTACAACAACCGCATCCGCAAGCAATATGCTGGCATTGGCTTTACTTATGATGCTAATGCTGATGTCTTTATTGCACCACAGCCATTCCCTTCGTGGAGCCTTGATGCTAACCACGACTGGCAGGCACCAAAGGCTAAGCCTGAAGATGGCTTAATCTATTCCTGGAATGAAGAAAAACTAGATTGGGAGGCGTTCGTAAATGACACAGTATAAACTCGTAGTTGATTGCACCACAGGCAAGCAGGAATATATTGCCCTTACCCCTGCTGAGATTGCAGAGCGTGACCAACAGGCTGCTGCTGCTGCCGAAGAGCAGGCAAAGCGTGAAGCGCAAGAGCAGGCTACTGCTGCAGCAAAGCAAAGCGCTGGAGTAAAACTGTCATCTCTTGGTTTGACCGAACAGGAAATCAAAGCACTCGGATTCTAAGGAAATTAAGGAGCTAAGGTGACGTTTACCCCTGATATTACCGAGAATATTCCCCTTAATGTCGGTAATCCAGCATCTTCTGGTCTATGGACCAATAACGCTGAGGACTACGATGTAGCCATTGGTGGTCTGCCATTTATCATGGCTCCTACTGATTCTAACCCATACCAAAGAGAGACTGCCCCTTATCGTAAGGATCAGTTTGATAACTCTCGTGAACCTGGCGAGCAGTCTCTTACTGGTTGGTGGATTCGTAGCCAGTCTTCTTTCCATGGTGGCTCTGGCATCAAGTTCTTTGATCCATCTTCAGGTGAGTCTACAGGTTACAGATTCTTTGATAGCCAAGGTGTAAATGTCTGGACCAAAGGTCAGGTAACTCTTCTAAAAGAGACAACTAATATTCACGAATCTACTACAGTTATTGGAGTAAAAGCAGAACAACATATCCGCTCAGTTCAATGGACTAGCGGTGGTACTACCTATGATGGCGTGTTATTCCATGATGGCTTTGACATTGACCGTATTGACTCTAGTGGAAACGTAGTTCACTGGGTTGACTACAATGCTGGTCTAGATGATCCTGTATATGCTGTATGTGATGATGGTAAGTATGCCTACTGGATCACAAACGATATTGCTTCTGGCAAGCTAGAACTTAACAAAAAGTTATTATCTGATGGGGCTGGATTGCCATCAACTCCAATGCTTACAAACCCAAGCGTTACAGTCACAGCTGCTGAGATGGAGTTCGTAAAGGACCGTATTGTAGCTTGTATTAACAATGCTGTATATGAGATTTCACCTGTAGCTACAACCTTGCCAAGCCCTGTATACACCAATCCTAACACTAACTATGTGTATACAAGTATTACTGCGTCTGGTCCTGCTATCTACACAGCTGGCCACTCAGGTATCTACTCAACTATCCAGAAGTACACCCTAAATACTAGCGGTGCTATGCCTACCCTTACGCAGGCTTCTGTAGCTGCTGAGTTACCTCCTGGAGAGATTGTACATAAGATTTTCTATTACCTAGGCTACATGGTTATTGGAACCAACCGTGGTGTTCGCGTGGCTGCTGTAAACGATCAAGATGGTTCTGTGAGCTATGGACCTTTGATTGTAGAAACATCACAGCCAGTTTATGACATTACTGCTCGTGACAGATTCGTATGGGCTACAACAGGTATTGGAGCTACTGACGCTGGTCTAATCCGTATCGACCTTGGCCAAACTATCGAGGGTGAGACTTTGCGTTTTGCTTATGCAAACGATTTGCAAACTACTCAAGCTGCGGTTCACAGAACTACTGCTGTTAGCTTTATCGGTACAACTAATCGTCTGGCTTTCTGTACAGCATACAATAGCACTGATGGAGCAATCTATTTTGAGTCAGCATCTACTCTCCGCTCTACTGGATACCTACAAACAGGTGCTATCCGGTATGGAACTCTTGAACCTAAGAATTACAAGTTCCTTCGTGGGCGTGCTGATGTAACTAATGGTGCTATTGATATCCAGACTGTAGATACGTCTGGAAACCTCTTTACGGTTATCACTTACAATGCCTCTGTAGGCACTCCTGAGGCTGCTACAGGCAGCCCTGTAGGTCCACAAGAGTTTATCTCCTATAAGTTTACGCTCTCACGTAGCGCAAGCAGTACCAGTTTGGGTCCTATATTTAAGGGCTACCAATCTAAAGCTCTTCCAGCAACTAAGCGCCAACGCTTGATTCAATTCCCTGTGTGGTGCTACGACGTGGAAACCGATCGTTACAATGTGCTGACTGGATACGAAGGCCGTGCGTGGGAGCGTATTCAAACACTAGAAGATATCGAAGCAGCTGGCGACATAATCAATGTCCAGGACTTCACTACAGGAGAACGAGTACAAGCCTTGATTGAACGTATCAATTTCACCCGTGTAACCCCTCCTTCAAAACGTTTTGACGGTTTTGGAGGGTTGCTATCCATCACAGTTAGAACGGTCTTATAGTGAGCGCCGTGGATTGGGCTGCGTTAATTGTAGCCATAATCTCTATATCAGCATCTTTTGCAGGAATCGTTCGCTGGCTTGTTAAACATTATCTCTATGAACTGCGTCCTAATGGAGGTTCTAGCCTTAAAGATAAAGTTAATTTATTAGAAGATAAAGTTGACCTATTAACTGATTTAGTCAAGGAAGTATTAAAGAAATGAGGGACAATGAAACCTGTTGTGAAATCAGCAAGTCCTGCTGCTATTGCTGTTCTGAGGCAAGCGACAGCATTGTGGCCGAAACGAAAGAAACTGTCAGACGGGTTATTGCCGTCATTAGCCCATCAACGCTTGAACCCGAATTCGGACCACAATACTGGTCTCGCGGTTGATTTAACCCATAACCCTGATAGAGGGGTTGACTGTGCCGTTATTTTTGAAAAACTTAAAGAGGACGAACGAGTCTCTTATCTTATATTTAATAAAAAAATCTGGTCCCGTGATAAGGCTAAGTCTGGCAATCGCCCTTATAGTGGCAGTAACCCTCACACTAAGCATCTCCATATTTCTATCAACGCTGATAAGGCTAATGACACTAGTCCTTGGTTCTGGTGGGTAAACCAGCCTAAAGTCCTGAATCAAGTCTTGGCTAGTTTCGCCCCCCAACCTAAGAAAAAAGTGGTACTCTCTGTACCAGTAGCAGTGTGTAACTGCTGCCCTGTACATATCAAACGAAAGGCAATCTAATGGAGCAATTCAAACAAGTATCTCTTACTTGGTTCCGCGCCGCAGCATCCGCTGCAGTCGCACTATACCTTGCTGGAGAAACTAACCTGAAGGTGCTAGCAACAGCAGCCCTAGCAGGTTTCCTAGGCCCAGTGCTAAAGTGGCTTGATCCATCCGCCACAGAGTTCGGTCGTAGCTCTAACTAAAGCCCTATAACACTCCTTAAACGCCTTCTAAGGCTGTTTTAAGACACTAAACCCCCCAACCTGAGGTAATCACCTTAGGAAGGGGGGTCTTTTTGCATTTGCATAACCATAATCTTGTGATATATTTCCCCTGCGGGAAACCGTGGGGCAGAAACTTCAGATGACGGGGTGACGGCATAGCCTAACCTAGCCTCCCTGACTCACCATAATTTTTATGGGGGGTAGGGGGGGCATTTCTTAGAATCTGGGGTTCAGGCATATAGGAGAGAAATTGCCAACGTACGATTACGAATGTAGGACTTGTGATACCGTCCAAGAATTAACCCTTCCGTTTGAGAATGTTCAGGAGATAAAATGCGTTCATTGTGGCAACGTTTTATTCAAAGTATTTTCGGCCAATCCGATCCACTTCAAGGGGACTGGCTGGGCTGGGAAGAGCTAGACGAATGCGATTACTGTGATTCAACTTGCGAAGACTGTCCTTACTGGGATAGTCTTTGGGAATGAGCAAACAATTACCTAAACATATATCCTATTCCTCCTTCAATACTTGGCAGGAATGTGGTTGGAAATACTATCTAACTAAAGTAGAGCAAGTTCCTGAGAAGCATGCAGTATGGTTCACAGGTGGTTCTGCTGTACATAAAGCCACAGAACTGTGGGACAAATTCGAAGTAGGCACAACTAATAACTTAGATGAACTGTGGAATGAAGTATGGTTCCAACAGATTAAAGAAGATGAAGCGCTTCATGGTGACATGAATACTTGGGAATACCGCAGTAGAGAAGATATCTCTTGGTGGTATGGCGAAGGTAGATGGATGTTGGAGCGTTGGACAGACTTTATGTACCCTGATAAAGGCTGGTCTGTATACGAAGATTTTATCGAGAAACAGTACGAGATACCTGTTGGCGATACTCTGGTCAAGTTAGCCATCGATCGCGTACTGACTGATTTCGACGGGAATCGTGTGCTCGTCGATATCAAAACTGGTGCGTCATCCCAAAGACACCCCCTTCAACTTGCTGTCTATGCTTGGGCATTAGATAAGCAAGGTATATCAGTCGATAAGGCTGGTTTTTGGGATGCACGTACCGGTCACATATCCTTGTGGAATATCGACCACCTATCTCCTGAACGTATTGAGGATATGTTTAATGGTTTTGACAAAGCACGTAAGGCTGACATATTCTTGCCCAACCTGAATAGTTGTGGCAGATGTGGATTAATCTCTCACTGTAAATGGCTTAACGGTAACCTAACAAGAAAGGAAAGCAAATGACCGTATCGAAATATCAGGTAAGTAGCAAACTTCCTGATGGTCGTATCTTCGTTATTGGCGGAGATAATTTTGCTGAATTCAAGGCTAACCTTGACTCAGCGCTAGGCAGCGTGGATGCAGATGGACTGCTCACCACTATGGCTAGTTCACTCGTTGGTGCGCCTACCAATATCGCACAAGCAGTTGCAAACCTAGCACCACTAGGCGTAACACCTGCTCCAACACAAACCTTTACACCATCTACCGCACCTGTTGGTAGAGCATGTAAACATGGTCCAATGCAAACTCGCACAGGTGCAGGAGCTAAAGGCCCTTGGAAGGCATACATGTGTCCTTCACCTAAGGGAACACCTGATCAATGCGAACCACAATGGATCCGCCGTAACGATCCTGAATGGAGTTCGTTCTAAACTATGAGAACTCTTGCTCGTGCTGTTGGTAGCAAAGACATTGGCGGTGAGCCGTTACCTACGGTTTTCCGTACCTTTGATACCAACAAGGTTGTAATACGCCGAGCAGAAGTCTCCATGATTGCTGGCACTCCTGGTGTTGGCAAATCAACACTTGCACTAGCGATAGCGTTGAGATCAAAAGTCCCAACGCTATACGTTAGCGCGGATACTAATGCTCACACGATGGCTATGCGACTGTTGTCTATGATTACTGGACGTAACCAAACAGAAGCAGAGCAGATGTTAATTGAAGATGTAGATAACTCACGAAAGATTATTAACGAACAATCAGGACATATCTTTTGGTCCTTTGAGTCAGCCCCGACTTTGGCTGATTTAGATAATGAAGTATTGGCATTCGAGGAGTTATGGGGATGCTCTCCTACACTCATCGTTGTCGATAACTTAATGGATGTTGCTAACGATTCAGGAGAAGAATTCGCTGGCATGCGTTCTACCATTAAGGAACTCAAATATCTAGCCCGTGACACCAATGCTGCGGTGCTAGTACTACACCACACGAAAGAGTCATATCCTGGAAATCCGTGCCAACCACGCTCTGCGCTGCAGGGAATGGTTGCTCAGTTACCAGCATTAATTCTGACTGTGGGTTCAAATGCTCCAGGATTTTTGGCAGTCGCCTCTGTAAAGAATCGTTACGGTAAGGCAAACGCTTCAGGGGAAGATGCGTTTTGGCTCCAATTCAATCCTGAAGTAATGAACGTATCGGACGTAGAGAGAGTATAGGGAGTGCGCTGGTGACAACAATAGTCGGAATACAAGGCAAAGACTTTATAGTCATGGCAGCCGATTCGCAAATAACCGAAGATAACCAGCGCATCATCTCTCCCAAGACACCCAAGATTATACGCATTGGTAAATATATTTTAGGTATCTCAGGCGATGCTCGTCCGGGAGATATCTTGACTTACAACTGGAATCCACCTGTCTACAAACAAGGTGATGAGATTCAATTCATGGGTAAATCTATTATTCCCTCTATGCTTGAAGCCTTTAAGGTTAATGGCTTTGACTTAGAAGGGGAAGATAAGAAGGAAATTTCATTCCAATATTTATTAGGATTCAATGGTAAATTGTTTTCTATAGGTGATGATATGTCCTTCTTATGTACAGAGTCAGGTTATTATGCTGCTGGCTCTGGTGGCTCGTTCGCTCTTGGGTATCTCCACTCGGTGGATACAAAGAAGATCAAGTCAGTTCAAGCTGCTACTTTGATAGCGAAGAAAGCCCTTGCTATCTCCTGTAGGCTTGACATCAACACTTGCCTACCTATACAAATAGTTACGCAGAGCAAGTGAAAGACATAACCGAGTTACGTCCTGACTACACTCGGGCGATGGATATACGTGGTAAACCAACCACGGTATGTGTGTGTGGTAGTTTCTTATGGAACCTTAAAGTAACATTCGATGAGGATGGTACGATAGGGATGTATTTCTTAGATATGGAGTGTGCTGACTGTGGAACACAAGCAACCGCTCCAACGGAGGAAAGATGAAACTAACAACAGTATCAATGCTATCCGCGATTGCACTTTTTGTGGCTACCTTGCCCCACGCTGTGGGTGCTTGGTTAGTGAAATCGACACACCAAGAGGTTGGGTGCAAGCAACTGTTCGCAATCCAACCGATCGATCACAAGACTAAAGCAAAGATATTCGCTCGTTATCGGGTGAATGAAATGTTCAAAAATGGAGATCGTCAATGGTCTGCACTCGCAAAACTATGGGGCAAGGAATCTGCCTGGAACTACAAGGCTAAGAATCCTCGCTCATCTGCGTATGGAATAGCGCAGGTACTTAATACACCACGTAACTCTACAATTGAATATCAAGTGAATAAAGGACTGAAGTACATCGTTCACCGCTATGGTACGCCTGAGCGTGCCTGGGCTTTTTGGCAAAGGAATGGTTGGTACTAAATGTCAAGCAGGTCAAAGATTAAGGGTTCTCAAGCAGAACGTGACTTAGTTAAATACCTGCAAGAGTGGTTCCCGTATGCTGAAAGAAGGCTTGCGGGGGCTACTCTTGATAAGGGAGATATCTCAGGCATCAATGGTGTCTGTATCGAAGTTAAGAACCATGCAAAATTAGATCTTGCTGGATGGTTAGCAGAACTAGAAGTTGAAACAGTTAATGCTAAAGCTTGGACTGGTGCTGTGATTCACAAACGTAAGGGCAAAGGCAACCCTGCTGACTGGTATGCTACAATGCCTGTATCAGTATGGATAGAACTCTTACGAAAGGTAATAGATAGTGGAAAAGCCTGATATATCAGCGATTTTAGAGCACTATGGTGCTCGTGTACCAACACGTCGTGGTTGGTTTTCTATGAAGTGTCCGTTCCACGATGACACACATAATTCGGCTAGCGCGAATACAGATGAAGGTGTATTCTGTTGCTTCGCATGCCAAGTAAAAGGAGATGGGTTTTCACTCATCATGAACAAGGAAGGGGTACAGTTTCGTGAAGCACTCAGCATCGCAGAGAGAATCCTTAACGCGAGCGGCAAAGTATTACCACAGCGCAATACACGAAGCGGAGGAATACCTCGCAGAACGGGGAATCTCTCTAGAGCAAGCACGTCAGGCTCGCTTGGGCGTCGTGTTAGATCCGTTAACGGGTCATGAAGCTTACTCAGGACGTCTCTCTATTCCGTACCTCACTAGGTCGGGTGTGGTCGACTTGCGTTTTAGAGCGCTCGGAGATGAAGAGCCAAGGTACATGGGGCTTAGTGGGGCAACAACTCGCCTCTATAATGTCGGAGCTTTTTTCAGAGCGGGCTCATACATTTGTATTGCTGAAGGTGAGATTGACACCATCACGCTCGATGTTGTCTGCAACCTACCTGCCGTGGGTGTTCCAGGTGTTAACAATTGGAAGAAGCATTACACTAGGCTCTTGGCTGACTTTGACAATGTGTTCTTATTTGCCGATGGAGACAACGCAGGACACGAGTTCGCAAAGTCTCTCGCAAGAGAACTCTCAGGTTTGACTGTGATTCAGATGCCTGAAGGAGAAGATGTAAATTCAATGTATCGTCAGGAAGGTCCTGATTTCTTTAAGAACAAGATAGCGAGCGTACGTGGATAAGCCATTAATTCCTGATCATGATGGTCGATATGAATGTAACTGTGGTGACCAGTTTAGAGATATCTTTGACTTCCTTGGGCATAACGACGTTCAATACGAGTGGGGCGTACGTCTGACTCGTAACTACACATTTGATGTGTTTCAGTTTCTATCAACACTCAATAACTTGATTATGGAAAACAAATACCAAGATGCATACGAATGCGTTCAGAGCACTGCTCTGGTCTTTATGAACGCAGGAGAGGGATTACTTGCTGATTTTATGGAGGAAGTACTTGTACACACAGAGATGCACGAAGTTTACAATGGTTTAGAGAAGATGCTTATAGAGGAAGGTAAAAAGCATGACAAGTAGTGCTGAAGTGTGGACTCTTACTGAGAAAGCGTACAAGTTATTAGATGACACAGATAACTTTGAATTTGATGTTCTAGATATTGCTGATGAGTTGGCTTCCCTTCTACTCAAAAAGCACAAGGACTACGGACCAAAGAATATTTCTCACTCACCGGGCGGAGCTCTTAATGGGCTCCGCGTTCGTATGCACGACAAGATTGCTCGTATCAACCATCTAATAGATTCGGGCAGTAGTCCTGAGAATGAATCTCTTGAGGATTCTTTCAAGGACTTAGCAAACTATTCCATCATATCGATGATGGTACTGAGAGGAAAGTGGCCCCAAGAATGAAGATATTCGGACCATACAAAGGTAGTAAACAAAACGGTGGTAGGAAGATCTATGTGTTCAAGCGTAAGAAAAAAGATGGAACTGTTGTTACTACTTCAAGTAACAAAGCAAGAGTTGAATACGAAAAGCGAACAGGAAAAACACTACCACGAAATATAGAAGTGGATCATAAAAACAATGGTGGACGTAGTGGAGATGATCGCCCGTCGAATCTTCGGGCAGTACGTAAGAGTGATAATGTCGCTAAAGAAAACAAGCGTAGAGCAAAGAAAAAACCCCCTACAAAGAAAAAAGGTAAGCGATGAAACTGAAGAAAATAGTAGTTCTTTCTGATATTCAAGCACCTAGTCACGATGGCAGGGCCATCACTACGCTTCAAGAATTCATTGAGGACTTCGAGCCTGATGAAATATACTGCGTAGGTGATGAGGCTGATAGCCCTGAACCATCACGATGGAACAAGGGACGAGCAGCAGAATACTCAAAGACTTTACAGGCAGGTCTTGATAAGACATCTAATATTATGGAAGGTTTCAAGAACGCATTAGGTGATAAACCTTTTCATGTGATGAGGAGTAATCATGGAGATAGAATCGGAAACTACATCGACAAGTATGCTCCAGCACTTGCAGGATTGCGCGAATTGGAGTATGAAGCGTTGCTCCGATACGATGAACTTGATATTACCTATCACAATAAAATCTGGCAATTTGCGCCCGGATGGGCTCTTGCCCACGGAGATGAGGGAAGTCTTTTACAAACTGCGGGAGGAACTGCGCTTAACCTTGCAAGACGTATCGGACTATCTGTCGTATGTGGACACACTCATCGCCAAGGAATCCAACATTATCACGTCGGTTACAATGGTCGAATCTCCAATAGACTTTTCGGAGTCGAAGTAGGTCACTTAATGGATCTAAATAAAGCAGATTACCTATCAACAGGTGCTGCTAACTGGCAACAAGGATTCACGGTATTGTATGTTCGTCGATCGAACGTAACACCCGTGAATGTTCCAATTATTGGTCGTTCCTTCTGCGTAGAGGGAGAAGTGTACGCGTGGTAATAACAGAACATTATGAGAATCTTGTTGCTTCTATTGCGTATGAGTTTTCTCGTAAGTTCTACATGGTTCCTGTCGAAGATATAAGGCAGGAACTTTGGGTATGGTTCTTGGAACACCCTAACAAGGTGAAGGTGTGGGAAGCACTTGACGGCAAGCAATCAACGAAGCTTGTAGCACGCTCGTTGCGTAATGCTGCTAAAGATTTCTGCCAGAAGGAGAAGGCTAACGCGGTCGGTTACAAGGTAGATGATCTGTACTACTACGACCGAGAGGTGGTTGAACTACTGCTTCCAGCGGTAATGCGTGGTGATTTAGTAGCACCATCACTCGTGGACTTAGGCTTTAGTAGCACTAGGAAAGTTGCTGCTGAGGGTGGTAACTGGTTCGCGATGATGGCTGATATACAGCACGCAATAGAGAAATTACCTGAAGAACAATACAACCTGATTTACCTACGCTTTGCTGATAACTCAGACATAGCAGTAGTAGCCAAAGAATTATCTATTAGTCAGGACGCTGCACGTATGCGCGTGAACCGCGCTTTGAATAATCTGATAAACTTTCTAGGTGGCAAGCGACCACGCAGAGAACGTGATTACACAGAGGAGCAAGTTAATGAGCAACGAGTTGGGGATACTGAAAGTCAAGAGTTCATACGAGACGATATCGAAGAAATTGACGGAACAGACGTGGGTTGATTCACAAGATTCGGATTTCGTAGAAGCTTTGCGTAACACACAGGATATTATTGGGGAATTGTCTACGACAATTTATGTTATGTCTGATTATCTTGAGCAATACACGCAAGCGATACGCTCATTACCTCTGTTCAACGACATTGAATCAACAAGCCCAACACAAACTCCGCCTACGCGTGAGCCACGCGTAGAAGGTAATCGTGCTACGCGTAGGGCAAATAAAAAGACATAAAAAAACCCCACGCGCCACACACGCGTAGGGTTTCTTTCGTAGGTTAGAGTGCTATCGCAAGCATACCACCTACACTCATGAGCACAATAAGGCTTAACCACATGATAAACCTTACCTGCTCGCTTACACTTTCGTATTCATTACTGTTCATCTCTTAACCTCCTACTCTGCGTAACAATTGAGTTCCACACGGGACGTGGCTTGATGCCACGCACCACTTGCTCAGTATAGCGTTCTTTGCGGTCTTGGTCTGCCCAAATACCAGCAAGGTCTTGGAACTGTAACGCGTAATCCTTACACTCATCAAAGGCTTCGCAACCTCGACAGATAGAACGCGCTAGTTTAGCTGAAGGCGTGTATGACCAACCACGCCCAGAGATACCGCTAACTTCCTCAGGAAACCACATGTCGGGTTCGAGAGAGTCAGCACACGAAGGGTGCTTCGAGAACACAGGTAGTTCGAGATTCATAATTGACCTCCCGAAGTAGAGAACACGCGAAGGGAACAGTTTGGATAATCCCCTACGCATGGCGACTTTCTAGCAGCACCACACGAAGCACATGGGTACTCCTGTGGGTCGTCAATGTCGAACTCGCTTGCTGGTAATGGCTTGATTAACAAGCGCGTATGCTTCTTGCTAGGTTTCCATTTAAGCGTAACACGCGCAGGTCCATCTACTTCCCACCCTTGCTCTATGCGTATGTACTCAGCAGGGTAGAGAGAAACTGTACACACGAGTAGTTCGTCAGGGTGTTCCTCCCACACGAGATCTTCCCACGCGTAACGCATGACTCTCAAGTCATCTTCTTTCATGGGGTTGCTCCTAACTTACTCATGGCACACGGGTAGCAATAGTAACGCTCCGCGTTATCATCACTACGCACATGTATATCTGTGCCACACTTGTAGCACTCAACTTGCTTCATGTGTATCTCCTATCGGTAATTCACCAGCGAGCGTAGCATATTCTTGCGCTCGCTTGGCGAGATGACTTGCGTTTGCTTTTTCTCCACGTTCAAGAGCGCGCTCCGCCTCACGCCGAAACCACTCAGCACGCTTGCTGAGATAGTACGGCGTAGGCGGTACAGGCTTCCATTGTTTCCTAACCACGATTGAAAATCGGCGTGTACACAGGTTCAACGCTGACGGGTATCGTCATCATCTCAGCCCACGCATTTGCCGCCTCCACAGTAGGGAACAAGCCATAACTGAGGTTGCCCTCTACGGCTCGCACCACGAATCCACTTACCAACATTCCGTTGAGTGTCATGCTAAGTTCCACCCTCCTTCTGCTTGGTGCTTGTGTGTAACAGGCATGTAATACTTCTTGTCTGGCACATAGCACATACAACCAACTGGGTCTTGGTCGCACATGAAACAAATCTTACACTTGGGGCATTTCTCTTTCTCAAGCTCGTGCCAGTCAAACTTATTCCAACAACCCGAACACGTTATCAAGTCGTATTCCTTGTCGTAAGTGTTGTCTGTTTCCTTGACGTATTTCCCGTACATTTTGTCATACTCGTAATCATATCCGTGATACGAGTAAGGTGATGAAGCGTACGTGTACGTGTTGAGTTCACATGAGTTGTTTGACCACCATACGCCAGTATCATCAAACTTACCAGCCTTCTCGTGGAACAGGTAGAACTCGTACTGAGTGTGAGGGTGAACTGTAAGTATCGCAACCTTAGAACCCTCCGTGTAGGCATCTATCATGTTGAATATCTGAGCATTATCGAGTGCTTCCACACCACCGATAGCAGGTAGTAAGTCCTCGACAAATATGCGTGTATCACTACGAGTATCATCTTTCTCCTGTACCACATCAAGTATGCCGTTGTGTGCTACATAGGTAGTGTTTGGATACTGCTCATCAGGAAGTTCGAACGGGTGGCAGTTCGTAATGTCGATCGCACCACTCGTAGCGATACGAGCGTGCCATATTGCGTAGCCTGTTTGGTACTTGGCACGCGTTTCTAGGAAGCGGTTGATACTATCGTCTGCGCTCATAGTACGCTCGACAATGATACGATTCTCCTCAGGCACAGCAATTGCGAAGCCGAACCCGTGCGGGTTGTTTAGTGCTGAGTTTTCTAACTTATCCCGTGATGGGATAGTGTGGGGTGGTATGACGCATAACATACACATCATTAG